AATGGAAAGTTGATAAAGGCTTATTATCTTTAAGATGTTTGGAAGATAAGCAAAAAAGAATTAAAACAGCTATTGAAAACCGAAATATAATAGATAATAAAATATTTAACTAAATAATTATGGAAAATAAAACAATATATGCGGATGTGATTTATTGTCACAAATCAAAGAAACATTATTTTGATAATGGTATTATAAGATTCTTTGAAGATGTTATACTTAATCAGGTAACATTTGAAGAAGCACAAGAAAAATATCCAAAAATTATTAACCTAACTTAAATTAATAATTATGTCAAAAAAAGAACAATTTCAACACAATTTAAAAAGAATTAAAAGTGAAAAATCTTTTAAAAGGGAACAACAAATTTTTCCAAAAAATGTTAAACTAAAAACGGGTTTAACAATTCAAAGGATAAATAAACAAGATTTAAATGAAAATAAATAAAGATATATCTAAATACAATTTTTATATTATAAAAAAAGTTGATGATCAAACTAATAAAAAAAGAATACAATTATTGTTATTATTCTCAATATTATTTTGTGTATTATTTCAAGTTTTATTTTTTTTATTCGCTCATTTATTATTAACACCGTAAAAATGAAAAACAGAATTAGATTATACTTAATTGTCGGTTTTTTTATTTGGGGAATAAGATTGTCATATTATTTTCAATTATACATTGACGGCATTTTAATGATCTTATTGTCTTTAATTATTTACGCAAATAAACTTGATGAAAATGGATGATATATTTGAATTATATTTAAAAATAATTTCACAAAAAGATATTCAACAACATTTAAATATGGGGGATCGTATTTTTATGAATAATATTATTTGTAAATTAGATAAAAGATTAAAAGAAATAAAAAATAGAAAATAATGGAACGCCCTGCAACACCGCCCGATGATAAATCAGATTTTTATGAATGTGATTTTTGTGGCGAATTATCAAAAGAAAAATTTTGTGATAAAAATTGCGAAAATGCTTTTTTTAATGATTAGTTATCTTTAATGTTTGTTTGAAAAGCCCTTATCTTAATTGTTAAGGGTTTTTTATTATCTTTACTTTTCATAAAACCAATACAAATATTAATTGGATTCCAATCAACGTGGCTGTTTAGCTGAATATCTATTTGCAACTGAATGCATTAAAAAAGGTTATAATGTTTCTATGCCTTTACTGGATTCATCTATATATGATATGATTGTTGATACTGGAAATAAATTAATTAAAATTCAAATCAAATCAACAACTAAATCTCCCGATCGTGAAAATCATAAATCCGTACACATACCAATCCAAAATAATAAAAGGGAATATTTTAAGGATCAAATTAACTACTTTGCTATTTGGGTCAATTTCTTTAATGGTTTCTTTATTTTTAAAAATACTGGAAACATGCAAAGCATAAGATTGTCATTAAATGGTAAAAATGCCAAATTTTTTAATAACTTTGCTTTTAAATAATTCTTTAATTGTTTTTGGGTTTATTTAGGTTTTGCGCTGTTCTTCGGAATGGCGCATTTTTTTTATCTTTGTTTTATATTTAAATATTTATAAAATGAAAAAAATTAAAATAACCAAAAGCGTTTATTCAAGTTCAGGTTGGCGTAATGAGGGCGATATTATAGAACTGGACAACAAAACCGCTCAACATTATATTTCAAAAGGTATTGGCATTGAATATAAAGAGGAAAAAAGAAAAAAAGAAACAAAAGAAGATAAGACTTCAAAAAAAAGAACCACAAAAAAATCATAAAAAATGCCTGATTTAAAAATTACTGCAACAAGTGGATCAGAAATTGTAACCACTGCAAACGCTAAAGATTTTATTAGAATTGATACATCTGATGATGATACATTAATTGCAACAATGATCAAACAAGCACGAATTTGGTGTGAAAATTATTTGACAAAAGATATTGTGGCAAAAACACGTCAATATTATCTTGAAGATATAAACAAACGATTTTCATTACCTTTTGCGCCTATTAGTTCAATTACATCAATTACAGTTGAGGGTTCTGCGGCAACTTATGACACTTATGGTGTTAACGGCGATATTATTGAACTTGATGAATTACCTGCAAAAGATATTATTGTCACTTATGTGACATCGGGTGTTGATACAGAATTATTGCAACAAGCGATTTTGCAATTAGTGGCAACGTATTATGATAACAGATCTGATTTTATAGTTATGCAAGGCGTATCGGCTGTAAAAATCCCAAGCGATGTTAAAAATATTTTATCATCAGAAAAAACAATGTTTATATAAATAATGGATTCGGGTAAATTAAATACAAGGGTTATTGTAAAAAGACAAACACAAACCGCTGATGGTTATGGTGGTTTGACATCAACCATTTCTGATTATGCAACAGTTTGGGCTAATTTAAAAGAAAAAAAAGGCGATATTAAATCAACTGACAGGTTTCGAGGGCGGTTTTTAGAAGTAGCATTGATAATGAGGTCAAAAACAGTAGAATCAAAAATTGCTAATGATGATTATTTGCAAATACAAGGTATTTCAGGCGATTATAGAATTACGTCAATTTATGAAAGTCAACAAAAATATTTCACAACAATTGAAGCTATAAAAATTGACTAAATGAAAAAAAATAATATTACAGTAAATAAAAAAGATTTAGCACAATTAAAAAAAAAATTTACAGAATTAAAACTTTTGGATAAAATTGGTTTAGAACAAGAAATTTCAAAAACAATAATGTTAAGTGCTAAAACAATGAAAAAAGTGGCACCAGTTGACACGGGTAATTTAATAAAAAATATAAATTTTAGAATGCTACCAAATACAGTTGGTGAAATAAGATCGGAAGCACCTTATTCGGGGTATGTTGAATTTGGCGGTAATAAACCAAAAAACGCAAATAAAATAATTCCCTTTTTTTTTCCAGTAGTAAGAAAACAAATAAAATTGTTAAACATTAGATTAAAAAAAAGAATTAATAAAATATTAAAACGATGAATGAAGCGTTTCACCATATTAGAAAAAAATACATTGATCGTTTAACAGGTCAAATTACAATTTCAGGTTCAACAGTTCCTATTTATAACAGAATACCAAACGGCGCATCAACACCATACATTCGTATTTATTCACATTTACAGGATGAAATAGATGAAAATCAATCAAGTTACACAACCGAATGTGTGACAAAAATAGAATGTTTTACATCATACATTTCAGATAATGGGGGGGAATATATTTTAAATCAAATTGTTGACGGCGTTTTAAATTTAGTTAGAACAAGATCATCAGGATATATTGATTTAAGTTCAGAAGGTTTTAATGTATATACAACAACAATTGAACGTGTTAGATATTTAGAAGATTATGAAGATGACCAAACATGGTTTCGTGCAATTATTGAGGTTGCAAATAGAGTAGAAAAAACTTAATTTTAAAAAATTAAAAAAAACATTATGAAAAATAAAATAATAAAAATTATAAATTGGTATAAAAAACAATGGTCAGATAATAGAAAAATAATGGGAATGATTCATTTATTTTTATCAGTTGTAATAATATTTGAGATTATAAAATTATTTATTAATTAAAAAATTAATTTATGGCATATATAAGTGAACATATTTCATGGAATGAAGCTGTTAAATCTAAAACAGCGGAAAAATATGAAATTGAAAACATTCCTGATCAAGATCAAATTAAAAATATGAAATTAGTGGCAAAAAATATTTTTGAGCCATTAAGATTATGGGCTAATGAACCTATCAGGGTTAATAGTTTTTTTAGATCACCCGAATTATGTTTGAAATTAAAATCTAAAATTACCAGTCAACACACAAAAGGACAAGCCATTGATATTGATGCAATGGGTGAAAAATCTAATGCTGATTTATTTGAATATATAAAAGATAATTTTTCATTTGATCAATTAATTTGGGAACACGGGACAGAATTATCGCCCGATTGGATACACGTTTCATGGGTTTCGCCAAATGGAAATAGAAACAGAATTTTAAAAGCTGTTAAAACAAGTAAGGGAACAAAATACGAATTATATGATTAAATTATTATTAGGTCTTTTAAAAGGTGGCGATGGTCGTAAATCAGTTGCGGGAAATTTAGCTTGGGAAATTCGTGAAGCTATAAAAGGAAAAGAACTTGATCCGCAAAGATTAATTGAATTACAATCAGAAATTAATAAAGTAGAAGCACAACACCGAAGCGTGTTTGTTTCGGGTTGGCGACCCTTTACGGGTTGGATTTGTGCGGTTGCATTACTTTATAATTTTGTCATTCGAGATTTAGCAATTTGGGCTTTTGGGATAGAACAAGTTCCCCCCGCTTTACAAATGGAACATTTAATGACGGTACTGTTTGGAATGTTGGGAATTGGTGGAATGCGAACTTTTGAAAAAATTAAAAACAAAGTAAATTAAAATAAAAAATGAAAATATTAATTTTTTTATTATTTGTTTCATGTACCAAACCGAGTTTAGAAATAGTATGCCAAGAAATTAAAAAGTTTTGTGAAGTAAATAGACAAGGCGAGAGAATATGTATAAAAAAAACAGAATGTAAAAATTATTAAATGGCAAGGCGGGTAATACAAACATATCAAAAAAAGAAAAGAAAAAAGCATAAAAAAATACATAGTAAAAACAGATCAAGATTAAAAACATCAAAAGGATATAAAAAACCGCCAAACAGAGGGGGTAAAAAAAGATAAAATGGCAAATGATTTATATAGCGCACATCAATTTCACAAAATAAGTTTTGGTGATTATGGTTTTAGAATATTAACAAATGGTGACACAAGTGTATCAGGGGAATATTTTTCAACTATTCAAGTTTTAAAAGATTGCACAATTTCATTAACAAGTGGCGCACCAGGTGGTGATTCATCAATTACAAATTTAGATTTAGATGAGGGACAAATAATTTATGGAAATTTAACTTCAATATCACTTTCAAAAGGTGATGTAATTGCTTATTTAAGATGATTGGAATTGGTGTTGCTATAAAAACAAGTGGGAAAAAAATTGCTCGTTTTATTCAAAGGCGAATCGCCAGTTTTTTTTGGCAAACAAAAGATGATAAATATAATTTACTTGATAAAAATTGGGATGAATTATAAAAATATCTTTATAAATAAATAGTTAAATTTGTAAAAAATAATAATAGATGGGAACTTCATTAACAGGATTAAAAATAAAAGATACTTATAAATCTTTAATAAAAGTTACAGATAACAGTGAAGCAACAACATCGGGAAAACAATTATCAGATGGAAATGGGAACGATTTTGGGTTATACGTTGATACAGATGGCGTCATTGGAGTCGGCGCACAAGCGGAATATTCTATCGATGCATCTTCTAAAAATGATGCAATTAGGTTACCAAGCGGAACAACAGGGCAACGACCAACTGGTCAATCAGGTATTGTTAGATATAATACTACTGAGAGCAAATTGGAATATTATGATAGCGGATTCAAATTAATAGCATCAGAAAGTTATGTATCTACACAAATTTCCAATTTAATTGATTCTGCACCTGCGACATTAGACACATTAAACGAAATTGCCGCCGCACTTAATGATGATGCAAATTTTAATACAACAATAACAAATTTAATTGCGGCAAAACAAGACACAATTACAGGGGGTGCAACAACAATTGTTTCATCTGATCTTACAGCGTCAAAAGCACTTGTATCAAATTCAAGTGGAAAAGTTGCCGTTAGTAGCGTTACAGATACCGAACTCGGTTATGTTTCAGGGGTTACATCAGCAATTCAAACACAAATTGATGGTTTAACAGATAACAATACTACTTATTCAATTAGTTGTGTTGATGGTGATAATTCTGATGAAGAAAAAATTAGATTAACCGCAGGGGGTTCAGGGAGTGGGACAGATGATATTGTACTTGAAGCGGGTACGGGATTAAGCATTGCAAGATCAAGTGATAAAATTACTTTTACAAATACTCAATCAGGTGGTGGCGCATTTAACATAGTTACTGAAAATTTTAGTGGTGATGGTTCAGATACAACATTTGATGTATCAAATACAATAGCCAGTGAAAATAATCTTCAAATCTATATTGATGGGGTTTATCAATTTAAAAACACTTATTCAACAAGTGGACAAACGGTCACATTTTCAACTGCACCATCTTCAGGATCAAGTAATATAGAAATTACACATTTTGTATCTTTGTCAGGAAGTCCAAATATCGAGGTTGAGAATGAAAGTGGAAATGGTTCAACAACGGCTTTCACATTAACAAGTGAACCCGCTACGAAAAATAATTTGCAAATTTATATTGATGGGGTTTATCAATCTAAATTAAATTATAGTGTTTCAGGAACAACGTTGACATTTACGACTGCACCGCCAAGTGGCACAAACAATATTGAAATAACACATGTAAAATTATCATAATATGGCAATTACTAAAATAACAACTGATGTAATAACTGACAGCGCAATTACAACCGCTAAAATAAATGCGGACGCAGTAGACGGCACAAAAATCGCTGATGACGCTGTTAATTCAGAACATTTTACAGATGGTTCTATTGACACGGCTCATATTGCAGATGACCAAATTACACACGCAAAAATTGAAAACAGATATACAGCTAAAGTTGATATAACTACATACACAGGAGCAGTAAGTGTTGATTGGTCAGCAGGTACAACTTTTAAAATGGGAAGTAGCTTAACTGGATCGATAGAGTTTGATTTTACAAACTTCAAACAAGGACAAGTTATTACTTTCTATAATTTAACAGGAAGTCAAACAATAACTTTTGATAGTGATGCAGGAACAAGTGAAACTTTTAATAAGGTTGGTGCAGTAGATTATGACGGAAGTACAACAAATATGATTCAAGTGGAATGTATTGATGATTCAGCTAATGCAATTTTTAATTATTCAGTTGCAGCTTATACATCAGATTCAACTCCAAGTTAATAGATAAAAAATAAAAAATTATGGCAAAAGCAGTAGAAATAAATGGTTCAATTAAAACTTATTCAGCACTTCCAAAATCTTGGGGAAATGTAATTGGAGGATTTGATTTGTTATCGGATTCAGAATTAGAAACTCACGGATTTTATAATGTTGAATATCCAAGTGATTATGATTCTCAAATACATAATTTAGGAGATTTAAGTTTTAATTCTGATAATAGTGTATTTTCTTATTCTAAAACGAACAAGACTTGGAGTCAGTCAGTTTCAGAACTTAAAGCTGAAAAAATTTCAGATCTTAAACATATTTACAAAAATAAATTAGAAGAAACAGATTGGATAATTATTAGAGACCAAGAACTTGGTAATTCAACTGATCAATCAATATTAGATGCAAGATCAGCTTTAAGAACAGAATGTGCGGAAAAAGAATCAGAAATAAATAGTTTAACAAAAAAAACAGATGTAGTAAAATATGAGTTTAGGTAAAAGATTGTTTATTGGAGGAGTTTCTTGTACAGCTAATACGCTTCAAATACTTGGAGATAGTTCTTGTGTTGCTACTTACAATTTTGAAAACAATGCAAATGATTTAAGTGGTAATTATGATGGAAGTGGTACAGGCATAACATATGTAACAGGAAAATATGGACAAAGTGCAGAAACAGATGATACAGGAAACACTTATGTTACTTTTCCTAATATTACAAATGTTTTAACAAATACATCTAATGATGATTGTTCTATTAGTATTTGGTTTAATTTAGAGTCTATACCATCATCAAGTTCAACTTATTATAATATATTTGGTAAAGGTAATCCAACAACTTCAGCAAATTATCAAATGCTTTATACTTTAATTAGAGGTACATCAAGTACTAATGGAGTGCAATTTGAATTTAGAAGAGGTTATAGTGGTTCTACTTATGACGCTTCAAGTTATAATGCTACTGCAACCCTTTCGACTGATACTTGGTATCATATTGTATTTGTATATGATGCTTCTTCAAAAGAAGTTGATATATATTTACAGAATAGTTTAATTGGTACTGACACTATAAATTCTCAATCTTCAGGCAGAACGATTGAATCTGGCTTTAATATAGGTTCATATAGAGAAGGTGCGAATGGGTTTCCTGGTAAATTTGATCAATTAAGAATATTCAACAAAGTAATATCAGCAAGTGAAGTATCAACACTTTATAATGAAACAGGGTGTTAAATAAATAAAAATAAATTATGGTGACAACTAATTTTAAAATTAATAGCACTGCAATTTGGGTAGGAATGAACGCAACAGGTGGAGTTTATTTTTATTGGGCAATGCGAAACCTTTGGTAAAATTATGGATTTAAAAGTATGGTCAGCTAATGGATTCGCAATTCTTTTTTCTTTAATGAATGAAGCTAATGAAATCTTACAGACCATAGTTCTAATCCTTACAGCAACATATACGATTATATCAATTTACCAAAAATTAAAGAAATGAATTTACCAAGAAATGG